TAAAGCGCAAGCTCGAAAAGATGAATGGCGGACAATCTATGAAGATTGTTATGGGTTCGCACTTCCTCAGCGTAATCTTTATAATGGGTACTATGAGGGTAAAGTTCCTGGAAAATCAAAGATGCAACGTGTTTTTGATTCCACTGCTATGTCCTCAACCAAACGTTTTGCCAATCGTTTGCAGTCAGGCTTGTTCCCACCTAATCGACACTGGTGCAGATTAGAGCCTGGATCTGGAATACCACCAGAAAATCGCAGTGAGGCGCAAGAAATTCTAGATGCCTATACAGATATTATGTTCGATCAATTGCGGCAAACAAGCTTTGACCTGGCAATGGGAGAGTTTTTGTTAGATCTTTGTGTCGGTACAGCTGTAATGATGATTATGCCAGGGGATGAAGTCACGCCCCTTAGATTTATAGCCATACCTCAATACCTGGTCGCAGTTGAGGAAGGCGCTTATGGTATTGTCGATAATGTCTATCGTAAGCTTAGAATTAAAGCCGAAGCGATCACAAGAGAGTTTCCAGACGTAAATATTACAACAGAACTACAAGACGCTATCGATCAAAGAGGTAATGAGGAGCTAGATCTTTTTGATGCTATCATATTCGACCAGGAAACCGGGCGGTATCATTATCATGTTATCTGGCCGTATAAGTCCCAGGAATTAGTTTATCGTGAAATGACATCTAATCCTTTTATTGTTGCGCGTTTTAGTAAAACAGCTGGTGAAATATATGGTCGCGGTCCCTTAGTAGATGCGATTGCAGATATAAAAACATTGAATAAAACGGTTGAGCTTGTGCTGAAAAACGCAAGTTTGGCAATCTCTGGTGTATTCCTTGCGGCCGATGATGGTGTGTTAAATCCTCAAAATGTTAAAATCCAACCGGGTGCAATCATTCCAGTTGCGCGTAACGGTGGGCCACAAGGAGCGTCCCTAGCCCCTCTCCCCCGGGGTGGGGACTTTAATACAAGTCAGATTGTAATGAATGATTTACGCATGAATATTAAAAAAGTTTTAATGGACGATACATTACCGCCTGATACAATGTCGGCTCGATCTGCAACAGAAATCGCACAGCGCCAGGCCGAGCTTGCTACAAACTTGGGTTCTGCATTTGGTCGATTAATGACAGAAATAATGAACCCTTTAATCGCAAGAATATTAACTGTTCTCGATCGCCAGGGGCTTATTAACATGCCCTTAAAGGTTGATGGAGTACAAATTAAAATTACTCCGATCTCTCCTTTGGCAGAAGCGCCAAAAATGGAGGAAGTTAATAAAGTTCTAAACTTTATGCAGATTGCTAATGCTATGGGTCCAGCTGGACAAATGGCGATTAATGTTCAAGAAGCGGTATCATTCATAGCGGAAAAAATGGGTGTGGATCAAAGTATTCTAAATGATCCTCAAGAAGTTGAAATGATGATGATGCAGCAACAAATGATGGCACAACAGCAAGCTCAGTTGCCAGGTGACGAGCAAGTTGCGGAGGCCATGCAATGAGTTCAGCGGATGGGTGGGAAGGATTAAGCCAGGCATTCGCAGAACCGCCAAAGGCGGACGACATAGATCTTTTATATGGTCGTGTCTTTAAATCTGAGGAAGGCCAAAAAGTGTTAAGTCACTTAAGGCAGATAACAATAGAACAACCCTCGTGGTATCCAGGTGAAGATTCCAGTCACGGATTTGTACGAACTGGTATGTCTGAACTGGTGCGATTAATCGAGCGTAGGGTAGAAAGGTCAAATAATGTCTGAAGAAACACAAGTAGCAGAAGCTCCCCAGGAACAGGAAAGCCTGGTCAATCTAGCTCCAGAGCAAGAGGAAGTGGTGCAAGAAGCGCCTATGAGAGTTCAAGAGCCAGATGAAAGTGAAGAAATTAATATTGACGAGGATGTTGAATACGAGCGTCCAGATTATTACCCGGAAAAGTTTTGGGATGAGGATGGACCAGATGTTGAAAAACTTGCAAAGAGCTATGCAGAACTTGAGAAAGCTTTTAAGCAAGGCAAACATAAAGCCCCGGAAGATGGTTACGAGATGCAAGATTTGGTTGATCGAGGCCTCGATCTGGAAGATCCGAGCGTTGAGATGTATCAAGAATGGGCAAAGAAATATGGCATCTCTCAGCAAGCGTTCTCAGAATTGGCTGGTGGCATCCTGGAGCTTACTGGTGAACAGGAAGAAGCTATAGAGTATGATCGTAAAGAAGAAATGAATAAGCTAGGTGAACGCGCTCAGGAAAAAATTTCATATCTTGAACGTCATATTAAACGAGCAAATCTAAATAACGCCGAGCAACAAGCTTTAGCAGCCGGTCTTAACAGCGCTGATACAATCAATGCAATGATAAAATTTATCCAGGGATACACCAATGAGGGCATTCCAACTAGCCCGGTTGTTGCTACTCCTGAGATGGGTGTTGAGGATTTACGCCAGGCGATTGCAGATCCCCGGTGGCAGTCAGATCCAGTGTGGCGTAGCAAGATAGAGCGACAATGGGAAGCGGCTAACACGGCTAGTAACTAGATTTAGTTGCCAAATCATTTTAAAGTGTGTATATGTTGTTTTAACGGCTAACCGTAGGCGCGGCCCGTTGATGTGGTAAACCACTGGTTGGCGCGGCCATATTCGCGCAAGCGACCGCCCGAACATCGGCTAACGGTATGCGATCAATGTGAAACCTAAATAGGAGGTTCTGCAATGGCGCAGAGTATTACCAATGCCTTTGTGACACTCTTTGATGAAGAAGTTAAACAGGCATATCAAGGCGAAAGCCTATTAAGAGGCACTATGCGATCACGTACTGGTGTCCAGGGCAACACTGTAAAGTTCCCGAAAATCGGAAAAGGTGTTGCAACTGTTCGCGTTCCACAAACTGACGTTACTCCGTTGAACGTGACATATTCACAAGTAACAGCAACAATGACAGACTATATTGCTGCGGAATACTCAGACATATTCCATCAGTCACACGTAAACTTTGATGAGCGTCGTGAGCTGGTGCAAGTTGTGTCTAAGTCAATTGCGCGTCGTATGGATCAGATTTGTATTGATGCTCTTAATGCAGCTGCATCACCATCGACTGTTGCTACAGGAGTTGGCGGATCTGCATCGAACATGAATATCGATAAGTTACGCGCAGCGGCAAAAGCATTAAATGATAATAACGTACCAGCTGAAGGTCGTTATTTGTTAATGCACTCATCACAGCTTGACGCTTTGCTAGGTGAAACTGAGACAACAAGCTCAGACTTCGCAACGGTAAAAGCTCTTGTTCGCGGTGAGATCGGAGCGTTCATGGGCTTCAACATCATTACAATGGGTGATCGTGATGAAGGTGGTGTTCCAAAACCATCAACACGTTCGTGCTTTGCATGGCATCAAGATTCTGTTGGTTATGCTGAGTCAATGTCTCAAAAGTCGGAAGTTAATTACATCCCGGAGAAAACATCGTTCTTAGTAAGTTCAATGTTCTCAGCTGGTGCGATTGCGATCGACGATGAAGGCATTGTAAAAATCTCATGTACTGAATAAGGAGACTAAACAATGGCTTTCGATAAAACAGGTTTAGGAACTGGTGGCCCATCTAAAAAAGGTAATGCCCCTGTTATCTATACATATCAAACCGCTGATACCATTGCGACGGTAAACACAGAAGGTTATTTCAACGACTTGTCAGATACCCTGGCAGTTGGCGATTTGCTTTACGTTGTTTCGTCTACTGGTGGCACACGTGTTAGTACCCTAACACAGGTTCTATCAAACACTGGTGGCGTTGTTGATGTAGCTGATGGAACAACATTAGCAGCAACAGACGGTGACTAATTGTCCCCAACTAGGGCCAGGCAACTGGCCCTAATTCTACACGGAGGATTATAATGGCCGTAGGCGATACAGACCTTTCAATTTGTTCAGATGCTTTGATCCTCTTGGGCGCTTCGCCCATTTCTTCATTTACAGAAGGCAGTGACGCGGCTCAGGCTTGTGATCGTTTATATCCCGATTTACGCGATACTATGCTCAGTACCTATGTGTGGTCCTGGACATTAAAGAAATCCCAAATTGCCAGACTATCAACAGATCCTATTAATGAATGGGAATATGCTTATCAGCTCCCTGGTGATATGCTTTCTGGAGTTTTAGCGGTATTTGAAACGAGCGGTACTAATGAAAGATCCAGGCGTTACGGATGGGAAGTATACGGCGATCAATTATATACCAATATGGAAACGGCTTTTATTGATTACCAGGCTACGATTTCTGAAACCAAAATGCCTAATTATTTTGTTAGATTATTAAGAACTGCACTAGCTGGTGAATTAGCTATTGTAGTAACAGATCAAGCGGCAAAGGCTGATTATTTTAGAGCGCAAGCATTCGGAAGCCCTGGCGAAAATGGTCGTGGCGGATTAATGCGAGAGGCAATGAATATTGATGCTAGAGGGCAATCAACACAAATTGTTGAGGATTATTCTTTAATTGAAGTGAGAAACTAAATGCGCGTTACACAGTTTCAGACTAATTT